TCCACCTTCTTCCATTCAATGCAAACAACCTTTCGGTTGAAAACATCACCAGTCCAAGTCCACTTAATACATCGGTACTCTATGGTTGCCGCCACTAAAAAGGCGATCATGGAAATGCCCAGATAACAATATAACCACAAAAAATTACAAAACAAAGAAGACTGACTGCTACCACTATGGTAAACAGCCAATCTTTCATCGTCTTTCAGAAATGTTGTATTGATTAACAGCACTAGGTACTGCAACACCACCTAGAGGCGCTGATTGCTGAGAAAGCATACCTCCCATTTGTCTGAACAACTCTGGGCGCTGTCGCAACAACATATCAATAGCTGCTTGACCAGTAGGACTGTATGCCGGAGGAATAAGACCAACAGCAGGAATTGCTACTTGTGGTTGAGACAACAATCCCAATCCACCAACAGTAGATGCCGCAATACGACCCTCTAAAGTTGACCTTGCAGTGTCTCCAAGAACCTGAACTGCCGCATCAGATACTTCCTGTCCTTTGGCACGACCTTTAGCAAAAGAAGTTTTGCGTCTTGTTTGGTCTTGTTGGCGAACAGCAGTATTAAATTGCTTTGGCGTAAAAACACCATTTTCTGCACCAGAGTTAGCCGCAGCAACATTGATTACAGATAAGTCACCATAGGCACTATCTATTCTGCGTAGCTTAGATGTTTGTTTAGGATTCTGGAAATACAGCTCTTTCTTGATTGCACCCAAAACATCGGTTAAAGCCTCTCCAACCTCTCGCTCAGAAGCTGTTGAACTATTAGCATAGTTACTTGCCTTCTTCCGTAAATCTGACTCAATGCCTTTGTATGTTTGACCATCAATCTTTTGACCAGCAAACTTACCAAACACGATGTCGTTCAATGTCTCAGTAATTTGCGTTCTTTGATTTGAATCCAAACTCTTAGCCTTACTCAAAGCACCAAGGATATTGCTAGTGGTGGCAAAGTCCAAGTCAAATGACATCTTAGACAAAACATCATCATATTTCTTAGAGACTTCATCGGAAGCATAAGCAATGGCATCTCTGCCAATAACATCAGCAGGTAACTTATCGTCAACCTTTTGAAGAGCTTTGTTGATTACACCTTTGTTAAAATCAAACAATACTCGCTGTCTTGCATTCTCAATACTTGATCCAATTAAAGGTAAGTTTTGAGCAAACTCTTCAATTGTTTTAAATTGTCCACCAAGTGTTTGACCAGTAGTAGGCGTAATTCCAAGATCACGCATGGTTTTCTCTGCTTTGGAAACCAATGGGTTTAGAACTCTACCTGCACCGGCAACAACCTTCTCACCAATTGGTCCAGTAACTGCGCCTACAGCAACTTGTTCAGCTTTCTGTTCACCAAAAGTACCTTCTCCAACAGCGGGTTGCATAGCGCCACCAACAGCACCACCTGCTGCCGCTTGCCCAACAGTAGATAAACCTCTTGCTTTGGCTAATTGAGCAACTCTTGCCGCAGGAACCAAACTAGCAGGGTTTAGGATATTTCCACCAAGTCGTGCAACATCAAAACCAGTGCCACCTTGGGCTTCTCGTTGAGCTTGATACGCTTGCTCTTCTGCCCTAGCCATCTCATCTACACGCTTTGCCTCTTCAGAGAAGAATTGGCTAACAGTATTAGGCGTAGTTCCACCTAAACTTGTAATACCAGCTAAAGCACGGGGTAGAAGTTGAGCAGCACCAGTGATAGGGTCTTTTAAACCCATCATGAATCCAGACGAAGGAGGTGTAACTTGTGGTTGAGCAGTTTGTGGTTGCAAAGAACTTTTGATTCTTGCAAGTGCGGCATCTTCACTCAAGCCATCAGGTAACTCATAAGACACACCCTTGTATTCATAAATGGTAGGCATGATTAATCCTTCAACTTGATTGGATTTTGAGGAGAACCAAGAGGTGCATTTATTGGTGCTGTTGATAACGGCTCATTCTTATTGGCAGAACTTACTTGCTTTTGAAGACGCTCAATGTTATTTCTTGTCTTTCGTTCAGCACTTTCTAAAACACGCAACATTGCTTTTGGCTCCATTCGCAGATCGCCAGCAACAACTTTTTGCAAATACTTCAACTCTTCATTAGAGTCATTGCCACCAAACTGTTGCAATCTAGGAATAACAATTTCACCAATGTTTGCCATGAATACTTCAGTGTTTTCAACCTTTTGTGGGCTTCCAATACCAGTATATTTAGCAACAAATTGTTTTTCAGGACCATAAGCACCAGAATAGATACCTTGATTAACTATTTTGATAGCATCATCAAATGCAGTCTTTAAGGAAAACTGACTTTCAATGTTGGCTAAATTAGCTCCAATTACTTCTCCAGCCTTTTTACCTGCCGCACCAGTATCAACATTGATGCCACCAATAGTGACATTGCCAGTACCTTTGCCAGCGCCTTTAATTTTGTTTTCTGTGTACTCAAGCATCCGCTTTTGGAACGGCTCAGTGCCTGGTATTAAACCAGCCTCAGTCAATTGTTTTGCAAACTCCGAGTACTTTTGAGTATCTGGACCTTTGTAAATTTCAGCACCAGTAACAGCATCCACCAAAGCATTACCAACAACAACTGTCTTAGGTGCTTTTTCAACTTGTTTTTCAACAGCTTCAAGTCTTCTAGTTGTTAGATTTATTTGAGCATCTCGTTCTGGTGATGCTGGCTGTTGAGTTAAAACATCTAACTGAGTGTTAAGTTCAGCAATTCTGTCGGAAATCAATAGCTGTGGTGGAACTGCTTGTTGACGCTCACGATTAGCCGCAGCATTACGCTGTGCCGCCAATGCTTTCTCACTCTCAGCCTTACGATAGACATCAGCAAGCATCATTGCTCCTTGTCCATCACCAGCCTGTTGCAACATCTCTACACCTCTAGCAATAGAAGCGGGATCAGAATAGTTAATCTGCCCTGAAATCTGTTGTCTAGCAGTAATACGGGCTAGTTCAGGGTCTTCACCACCTAAACCACGACCAATAGCACCACCAAGCATGTTAGCGCCACGACTAATGGCATAGTTTGCTTGTTCAAAAGGTGATAGTCTTGCATATTGAAGTGCTTGTTGATCAGCCCTAGCCTGTTGGCTTTGCTGATACATCTCAGGTGTAATTCCGAATAGGGATTGGACGATATCTGTTGCCATGATCAATACTCTCCTTCACCAAATGTACCGCTTCCACCACCAAAAGCACCATAGTTGTAACCAGGAGAGAAAGCATTTCTTACTCCTCTCATAAGCGCAGGATTCTGTGATGCACCAATCAATGCCGATGCAAATGGGTTGTAGGCATTAGCCGCATAGTTGCTTTGAGCCGCAGCCATACCACCTTGGAGTAGGGATTGACCGCCAGCAGGATTAGCAACCTTTGCGCCAATTCCTGTTCCAATATCCAAAGACTGTTGTCCAAGAGATTCAAGTCCTGTAGCACCTTGCAGATAGGCTTGGTAAGGGCTTAGAGCCGCTACCTGACCTTGATAACCTTGAGTTAATAAGTTACCACCAGTACCGAACAAACCTGCTCCAAAGGCTACTTGCTGTTGACCAGCTTGCATACCTTCAGCCGCCAGTTGAGCATCTTGTTGAGCAAGGGCGTTGTAATATGCTTCTGTCTCAGGATTAGAAGCACCTAAACCACCTGCACCACTTGGTCTAGCACCAGTAGCACCAACAGACAAACCACCACGACCAGTGTTAAACAATTGGTTCTGTAGTTGTCCATATTGACGCTCACGACTAGGAGCTAACAAATCCTGTTGTTTAGCCATGTACTGCTGTGCCGCCTCTTGTGGAGACTGAGCCATGTACTGTTGACCTAAACCAAACAAGCCTTGAGCCGCACCCTGTAGAGGAGCAAACTGTCCTTGTGCCGCTTGTGCTTGATCTAAACCAGTACCAGCCATGCCCAAGAACCTGTCTTGCATAGCCTTTAGTTGAGGGTCTAATGTATAACCCGCACCACTAACACGACCATTGGCATCAGTTGTAAAGTTAGACTGACCAAATCGTGTCGTAACACCTACTGGTCGAAAACGAGCTTCCTCAGCGGCTAATTGTGCCGCTTTAAGTTGAGCATCAGCTTGTATCTGTGCGGCTTTCTTTGCAGAACTACCACCCAACAAACCACCAACTAATGAAGCACCTGCTGCTATCCATGGCATATTAAACTCCAATCAAAATATCGTCCACTTTTGACGGGTCTTTCTCGTCAGTGGCGTGAATACAAAACCAAACACAATCCGTAAGCGCCTTAACACCATGTGTTAAACCTGCCTTGATCTCAATACAAGCTGGCGCATCAATAACTTCTACTTCCTCACCCTTCATCACCGCTACCTTACCCTTTGCCAATATAGACAAATGGCTAAAGTCATGCGTATGCTTCAAAATGGCTGTACCTGCCGTAAATGCGGTTTCCTTGGCATACAAACCATCGCTGAAGTGGTGTGAAATCATGCTGTACGCTTCCACATTGCAACAGTAATGTATGGCTGAAGGTTAAGGTTAGTACCGCTTGTTCCACTGTTGTCAGTTGATCCTGAGATAGTGTGATCGTGACTACCAGCAGACTGAGAAAGCGGAACATCAGCACTACTACCATCGGTATCGCAGAAAGTATCTGTGTTAAAACCAGAAGTTGTTGTTACACCAAATTGTTGCTTGTTGGTTGTGCAATCTAATGGATAGTCAACAGCGTGTTGGTGTCCGGCATGATTGCTTGTAGTACCAGAGTAAGTGTGATTGTGTTGGACAAGGACTGCATCTTTGCTACCACCTGTCTCTTCCAATGTATCAAACAGAGCATCACTGGCGTTCAAGCCAACCATTACTCGACCTGCACCAAATGCTGTCCAAGTACCAAAGCCTAACAATGTTGCAGGATTAGTCGATACACCTGCATTGATATAAATTGAGCCAACAGGATACAAGGCTTGTTTAACAGCAGTAATTGCCGCATCAGTGTATGCAGTAGTCGCAAGTGCAGTACTGTTGTTACCAGCACTCTGAGTTGTTCCTGTTGTTCCAGTAGGCAATACTGGAGAACCAGTAAATGTTGGAGAAGCTAAATCAGCCTTGGTCGCAATAGCAGTAGAGATATTGACAAACTCAGTATTGATCTCAGTACCTTTGACAATCTTGAGTGGATCGCCAGAAGGAAGTGCATCCTTTGTGGCGAAATTGGTTGATTGTGTATAGTTACTCATGACATTTTCCCGTCTTTTGATTGAATCTCAATGCGTTGAATAGACAAAGGCGAACCATTTATGTTTGACTCGTATCCAGTTTGAACAATTTTACCGCTACCACTAGCTTGTACTACCAAGGTCTGCAAAGCAACACCCTCAGAATATTCAGCAATGTCATACTCACCAACCCCATACTCAGAAATACCCTGAACTGGAATATAAGCATTGGCAGACAAGTAATTCGTAGTAAAGTCAAAGCCCCACTTCATCGTGACAAACTGGTTTGTTCCACCAATCACAACCACTTTCAAACGCTTCAACAAGGAAGTGACATTCGCATTTCCAAGGTCTGCATGATTGGTGTAGTACTGCATCCTGTAAGAAGATGTATGGTCTTGATAAGTGCTGTACTTACCAACATACCCATTCTTGCCAATCAACAAATCACCATTTCTGCGTGATAACAAAGCAGTAGGCTCAATAGAGTTCCAACTAGTGATCCTGAAAGAACCATCTTGTAATTGACCTCTTGTATCAAAGCAGTAAACCTCTTTAACAGTAGGCAAGGTCAACAAGTAAAAGGCTTCTGTCTCTGAGTAAACAGTCTTGATATTGGCAAGTGTCTCACTACCAATGATCGCCATGAAGTCACTTCTAATGTTCTTAGACAAGTCTCCAATAGGAGCAGACTTCTCAATAATCGTTCTGGCAAATGATCTAACACCTGAGTTAGACAAGAATAGAACATCCTTACCAGTACTCTGAATAGAATCCCTAGCAATGCATCCAATACCGCCTACAGTGTCCTGTAGAGACATCGTAGTAGGCGTAGTAGCGTTGGCATAGACAAGAATCTGACGCTTACCAAAGATGATTAAGAAGCCATTGTGAGCAGCCAAACCTGTAATCTCATCAGCACCATTCGACCATACTCGGTCAATGTTCAAACTTCCTGCTGTTCCTGTACTCCAAATATGACCGGCTAACAGGTCAGAGAAGTAAACAGTTACATTGTCTGTAGAAGTATCTGCAACCCATAAACGACCAAATGCTGAGATAGCAATGTTTGCAGAAGGAACAGTCCCTACATAACCAGTTTTCTCACTAACTCTACGATAAGTAGTTGTACTTACAGCAGGGTCAAACACTAATGGATCGTGACCAACTTGGAAAAAATAAGTAATCCCATTGAGTGAAGCACATTACCAATTACTCGCAGTAATCGTAGGAGCAGTACCACCCCCCCCATAGGTCAATTCAGAAACAGCATTAGAGCCATCTAACTTGAATAACTTATTGTTTCCGGCAAATAGAACTGTCAGAGTGCCATCAGATTGAACTAACTCATGGATAACGCCAACATCGTTAGCACCAAGGTTTCCAGAAGATGAATTAACCCTTGCCCAACCCTTACGAGAACCAATACGACCATACTGATCAATGATGCAGTTTGTTGCAACCAAAGCAAAGCCAGAAGCCAAATCTAATGGCGAATCTTGAGTATTCAGACCAAAGAAGCCTGGTGCTGAGATACTGGCTGTTTGGAGTGCTTGGCTCATATTGCTACAAACTCCTGAGCCTCTGGATAGCGTGTGCCTTCCAAAGCAATGTAATCAGAAAGCATAGAACGATACAGTTGATATGCTTCAGAGGAATTCAATCCACCATCTTCTCCACGCTCAACCAAGGCTCTAGCATAGGCATTCTGAACAACCAGAACATCAGGAACTAACACTGAAGTGCTGTCAGAGGAAAGAGTTGCTTGAGGAATAGTCAAAGCAAAAGGAATCGTGTATACGCCATCAGGACGGGCATAGAGAACTACTTTGGTGTCTCCATTACCATCTACACCATCAAAAGCATAGAACTCAGGAATACCACTGATAGCGGGTACTAAGTTCTGATAACGATTCATTTGCACAAAACTTACATTCTGCAAACCAACATTCGCTGTGGTATTCAAAGCATCCATCACTTGAAACTTCTGACCAGCACCTGTCATCGAATAGATGTAAGTACCGGCAGTAGTGGTAATAGTCACTGTTTGACCAAGAACATTCCACGCATAAGCATCTTCAATCTGACGCTTGGCATCATTGACAAACTTGCCAATCAAGGTGGAATAGGATGTCTCCGTTACTGTAGAAACTTGAGTCTCTCGTAAACGGATCAGCACATCATTAACTAACTGTAAATAGGTCATGATCTTGATGCTCCTTCAACCTCAAAGGTCGCTAGAAAACTGAAAGTACTTCCAGCTTCTGTTGTTATTTGAATCTTATCGCCTTCTTCCAAAACAATGTAAGCATTGCCATCAAATTGAAGGTAATTCTTTGAAGTAAAGTTGTATTCAGTCAGAATGTCGTAAGAGGTGTTGGCACTTGCGTCAAACCAAGCTACTGTAATGTGCTTTGTTGATCCACCAGTATTGTGGATGTACATGACAGTAAATTTAGCGTAATAGCCTGTTGGTACTGTATAAACAGTAGTCAATGTTGCCGCAGTAGGCTCGACTCCAACAGATATTGGTCTCATTTGTTCCTCTTAGAAATCGCTTTAGCCTTAGCCCTAGCGTCTTCCTTGGACGATGCACCCCAAGCTCTAAGAGAAAGTAAAAGTCGGGTAGGCTTTCCATCTTTCATCTCAGCGCCAGGCATATTGCCCATTCGTGCTAAAAAGGATGCCCTACGAGGGTTATCTCCCGACTTTACTGGTGCTTTTAAATTGCCACCTGTTTCTGCATTATACGATGCTCTTCCTTTAGCATTCAAGCCCCCAGAAGCAGATTTTCCTTCTTTTCTTTGCCAAGCAGGAGTTTTCATTTCTTCTTTGCAGTCTTAGCCGCAGCCTTAAATGCCGCCTCAGTAGGAGCGCCTTTAGAACCAACCTTACGCATCTTTTCCTTAGAACCGGCTTTGATACGATCCTGTTTGGCTTTGATATTGGCGTAAAGACCTTGTTTCATTTCTTTTTCCTAGCTTGAGATAAAGCAATGGCAATAGCCTGTTTAGGCTTCTTGACCACAGGACCACCTTTGCCAGAGTGAAGCGTTCCCGCCTTAAACTCTCGCATAACCTTGGAAATCTTGGCTTCAGTCTTAGTCTTTTTCATTTGCTACGACCAGACTTTTTCATCATGTTGGTAGCAGTACGACCACCACGGGTAGGAAGAGCTTTAGGCTTACCAACAGCAACCATGATGGTTACAGGCATACCTTTAGGCTTCTTAGGCATCTTAGAACTGGTCATCTTGGTTTTTCCGTACATGATTTCACCTTACTAGTTTAGTTGCAATAAAAGAAATGATGCCACCAACAACGGAGGCAATCGCCATTCCCACAAACATACCACCCTTAGACTTGTTTGCCATCTCTAGAAGCGCTTTAATGTCTTCACGCATGGCATGAACTTCATTCTGAAGTGCCTCAACTTGGGCTTCTAGTTTGCCAAACTCTCTTGGATCAATATCAGACATTTGCTACTTTCTTTGGTCTTCCTAACTTCTTTACAGGAGTAGGAGGGGATAAAACCATCGGCTTTTCGTATGTTTCTACTTGCTCTTCATCAAGACGAACATAACCGGCATGACCCTTCATAGAGTCAATGTCATGTTGGTGGACAAAGGTCACTGTTTGACCGCTTTGTAAACAACGAAATGTAGCCATAAAAACTCCGTTAAAAAGGGGGTTATTAGCCCCCTTTAGATTAGACCATGCGAACAACAACAATTTTCATTGTCGTAGATGCTAAGTCTGCTGTTGATCCTGACTCATTCTGAATACGGAACTTGACTGTGTTTGCGGCAGAAACATAACCTGTTACTGTCAAACCAACCAAATCCACACCCAAAGATGCGCCAATAACCATGTCACCCAAGGCTACGCCTGGTACTGTGATGTCATCTGTCTCGCCTGCGCCATCAACCAATGAGCCTGCGTTCATGGTGCAAGTGATTGCCCATGTATCGCTAAACAAGCCACGGAATTGGTCGTTACCCCTACGAGATACTACTGCTGATGCGGTTGCCATAATAAATTCCTCCTAGATTAAGAAAAAATCCCCCCACCCGAAGATGAGGGGAAAGTGGCAACAATTAGGCTGGAACTGCCAAAGCAAAAGCGCCAGAAGCGTTAGCAGCAGAGCTGGTAGCACTTGTACGCAGAGCTTTCACGCCATAAAGGGTGTCGGCAGTAAACAATGTACCAAGGTACTCTTGCTTGTACTGAGTCTGTGAACGAATGCCCAACTGCTCAACCAACACCATAGAGTCTTTATGACCCATCAAGCAGATACGATCAGCGCCAGAGTTACCAGCACCAGTATCAGCGTTAGATGAGGCAAAAACTGCCATGCCGTACAGTTGACCAATTTCACCATTGCGGATTGCATCACCATTGCCGATGAATGCTTGCTCAGTGTAACGAGCCAAACCCATCAAAGTGTTGCGGCTTGATGGAGGAATCAGGAAGAAACGACCATCCATAGGAATGTCGTTGTCGTCCAGACGCTGAATGGTGCGACGAATAGCGGCATCAGTCAAAGCGGCAGCGTTTGAAGATGTGCTGTTGTAAGCAGTAGTACCATCAGAACCGATATAGGCTTTGGTGGTTGTATTGCTAGTAGCGTAGTCATCAGTACCGACAGTAGCACCATTGAATGCACGACCCAAGCGAACCAAGTCAGTGTCAATACGACGAGCCAAAGCATAACCAGCGTCTTCTGTATAGAAAGAACGCAGTGATGTCAGGGCTTGAACTTCAACGATGTCTTCAATCAAACGGCTGTATTCATAGTGATTGTTGATCAACACTTGAATATTGGTGTCGCTCTCTGCAATCAAAGTAACGGCATCAGTAGCGGCTTTCAAAGAAGCAGAACCACGGGCGGGGCTAGGAATGTTAACAGTGTCACCCTTTTTGCCTTTGAAAGACATCTTTTTGACCAAATTAGCCAAAACGAGGTTCTTTTTATAGGCGGCAACAATTTCATCACTCCAGATTTCTGGAATAAAGTTAGCTGCGGAGGTAGTGGTTACACTATTTGTTGGGGAAAATGCGGTATTAGCCATGATTAAATTTCCTAAGTTAAATTATCGAACACGACCTTCAGCATAGGCTTGCATGATTTCATCACTCAATGCCTCATATCTTGAAGGGTCTGTCATCTTGAGACGAATTAGGTCAGTCCGTCTGTAAACTCTCTTTGAACTCTCTCCAGAGCCACCTACATCAACTTGTGCGGCTTTCATGCTCTTAGTCCTCTGTGCGTTACCCGCTTGTTCAGACTCTTTTGCCTTAATACCACGAAGTTGTTTGAAGGTAGACAACAACTCATTAGCCGAATCATAGTCAAACTCACCATCAGCCTTTGCATACAGTCCCAAGCGTACAGGTGAAGATTTCACCCAGTTTTGGAACTCAGAATCATTAACTACTTGGGAGTAATCAGGATGATCTTGCGCTAACTTCTGCTGAATCTGCATCCGTTTGAACTCTTGACCAGCTTGTCTAGCCGCAAGTACATCAGGATGTCTATCAATCGTTTCTTGAACTGCTCTTTGAGGATTCTCAAAAAAGTCAACTTCAGGCTCTTCCTCTTTTGTATGCTGTTGTTTAGAACTAAGGTTCTGCTTTAGCAACTCATCAGCTAATTTACGGACTTCACCGACTTCTTGAGCCTGTTTACCAATTAGCTTTTCTGCTTCTTGGTGCATCCGTACAATATCCTCTAAACTTTTTTCCCTGTATTTCTCAGGGAGTTGAGGTTTAGCTTCTTCTACTTCAAGTTCGCCTAGCGGCTCAGATTCATTGTCAATCAACATATTTATGTTCCTGCCAAAATGGTTGTAGGATAATCAACTCGGCTTTATGCTTATGAGTTGGCTTTGCGCTCCGCATTCAACTTATCAGTATGTTTAGCCTCAAACCGCCCATAAGAGGACGGAAAGTGACCAGACCAACCTTCTAAGTTGAAACTTGGTGCGCTTACGACACGATGGGCTACCCCACCACATCCACACTGCAATACTGTGACCTCATAAATCACCAGAGCCTCAGTGCGCTGCCCGCAATTGCAAGCAAATTCAAACATTCTTTTCATTCAAATCCTCGTATGCTCGTTCGCTAACCCCTTTCAGGGTTTTTAGCCAAGTCAGGATAGAAATCTCGCCTTTGCGAAATTGTAAACTTTTTTCGTCTGCAATGGTAGAGACATTATTTGTTGCCTCTAACATTACATCTACATCTTCCATTAGGTCGATCCATCCCTGTTGAGAGAATAAATCGAACCTAGCCTCATAATAGCGTTGTAGTTCCTGATTCATTTTGGTTCTACATCTGTAACTGTTTCAAGATTATCTTTTAATAACTTGAAGAATGCGTCCCTACCTACTTGGAGTTGATCAACATTGAATCTAGCAGAAGCCAGTTTTCGGTCTAAATCTGCTACATGGTTTACTAGAGTCTGTTGCTCTTGTGTCATGTCTTCAAACTGATATTCAATTCCATCGATAGTCACTGGGGTTTTTGTGTTGTTGCCCATGATTTTCCTTTAAATTGCCACCAAAGATCAGGTGGTGGCTTCCTGTTTAACTTAAGCTGTCCAAGGCAGACCAGACTCTTGCACAGGATTCTTTTGTGCATCAATCTGACCTTGCAAAGAGGCTTCTACAGTATCTTTACCTAATGAGGTCTGAACCCATCCAACTACGACTTCTTGAGTCAAATCAGCGTATGGAACGAATGATTCGCTCTCTTGGGTATAACCACAAGTGCCATAAGTAGATGCTGAATAGTCACCATCCACTGCTGAAACATTGTAGTGGACTGTAACGACAAACCCGTCTGAAGTGAGTCTGTCCATTTGAACGATTGACCAGTTATAAGAAATAGCCATGATGTTTTCCTTTAAGTTAGATGCCTGCGTCTGCAAGGCGTTTACGGAGTGATTGAATTTCAGCCCACATCACAGGGATAAGTGCAGAGGCATCCATTTGCTGATAGACAGGATTCCCATCTGCATCTACTGCGTCTTTTTCACCAGTGTGTGCGTAATCAGGTGTTTCGTGAGCAATAAACATTGGGCGCTCTTGTGTTGCGCCTTTCATCTTGCCCATGTAAACAGGCACAGAATCAATCAATGCACCGCTATCAACAACAGGGCCGTTAATGTCTTTTGCTCGGTAATCAGAGGTTACGTTGTAATTTAACAAACCCGCACCACGGTTGTAGATAATCGAACCGCGACTAGTACCACCACCCTCAGTCATAAAGTTGATAAATAGCCCATCGCCCGATATAGAAGCATTCCACATCCAACCCAACCATTGACCGCTTCCCGCTGTGTTTTTGAACAAAAACGAACCGCCGCTAGTGGCAGAGGCTGAAATTTTAATGTCACTAGTGAAGCCGTTATCGCCATTTATAATAAAAGCGCCGTTAGAGTCTATTCTGGCTCGTTCTGTGGCGCTTGTTGCAAACACAAGAGGATATGCTTGTGCGCAAGATAGATAAGCAGTTCCAGTTGGTGCGCCTGCAAAGTTTGTACTGCCTGAGTTATTAAAGCCAATGACAGTATTTGCTACACCAGTTGCAGTCAACAATAAACGGGTATCTGTTGATGTACCCGAAAATTGTCCATTGCCAACAACATCCAATTTATAAGAGCCGCCTGAAGTAGTGCCAACAAGCAAATTCCCACTTGCATCCAGAGTCATCGCCTGAGTAAAGGTGATAGCGTTTCCTGCTGTGCCTGATGCGGCTGTTGACCAAACGTGTTGACCGTTATATTGGTAATAAGAACTTGCGTAGCCACCAGTATTCGCGTACTTGAAGCCACCGTTGTAGTAAGTATTTGCAAGCATATAAACGCTTGATGGGTTACCAGAGCCATTCCAAAGCCCATAACCCTTTTGGTAAATTTCAAACGCTGTTCCTTGACTCCAAGCACTCGGAGTAACTCCCAAGCCTAGATTGCCTGATGAGTCGAGCGTGGCTTTTGTGCTTCCTGCTGTGCCAATTAAAAGAGAATCGTTAGCATGGCTATAAGTTAAATAGCCACGAGTATTTGATGATGAATTTCCAAACAAAAATTCACTAAATCCTGCCCCGCCAGTTGCAACAGATGATTTTGAAATAATGTCTGCTGTTGTATTGCCAGAGCCTGCAACCAAGTTTCCACTTACAAAAAGACTAGCGCCATCAAAAGTAAGCGCAGAACCAGTAGCCAATGCACTTGTACTAGAAGCGTAAACAACACCGCCTGATGTAAACGATGTACGCCCTGTACCGCCGCTAGTAGTAGGCAATGCAGTACCCGACAAACCAAACGCTAATGTGCCGCTTGTCGTAATGGGTGAACCGCTGATAGACAAAAAAGATGGAACAGTAGCCGCAACGCTAGTTACCGTACCCAATGGGTTTGATGCCCAAGATGTATCCGTACCATCGGTTGTAAGGTACTTACCGCTATTACCTGTTTGGCTAGGCGCTAACGCATTGAAAGCCGCATTAGCCGTTGTTTGCCCTGTACCGCCATTAAGGATAGGCAATGTACCGTTAACGCCCGCGGTTAATGAAACGGTATTGTTAACCCATAAATCGGTACTAGAGTTGTAAACAAGTGTTTGTCCTGTTACGGGGCTAACAATTGATACATCATGGATTTCATCAAGTTCATATCCGTTTTGAACTTTAACAAGAATCTTGCCTTGCGTTGGGTGTGCATATTCAACAATACCAACATAAACCAAATGAATTGGTGCTGATGGCTTTGTAGTTGTTACCGCACCCGCTGTAGTGCCGCTTAGATACAGTTGTGCGCCATCGGTGTATGACGATGTATCAATGTTTTGAATCAAACCAAAAACAGTTACATAACCGTTTGTATTGTTTGCCAAGTCAGCGGTAATCATGCCCAAGGTTTGAGCCGATGTAGTGTCGCCCGTTGCAATGGCTTTTGATACGGTTGAAATCTGACCCGTAGCGCCTGAGATATAAACAACAGTACCCTTGGTTAAAGTCGCGCCCGTAGTGTTACGAACTTGCGTTAACAAAGTAGAAGCAGGGGATGCCGCAGATACCGCCAAATCAATCGTAGTTCCTGTAGGCGTAACAACAATAGAACCATCGGTTGATGTAAGTGTTTGAATTGCTGTATCGGCTTTTGCACCTTGTGCCGCTGTAGCAAACGCTGTGCTGTCTTGCGTAGCCGCTGTACCCAAACCTAAGTTTGTTCGGGCAGTAGATGCGCTTGCCAAATCAGAAAGATTGTTTGCACGGAAAAGATAAGTTGTGTCACCGCCCGTAGCAGTTACACCAAGGTTTGTACGCGCATCAGCGGCATTGCTTGCACCCGTACCGCCATCGGCAATAGCCAAATCGGTAATGCCCGTAATGCTACCGCCCGTGATTGTCACGCTGTTGGCGTTTTGGGTTGACATAGTGCCAAGCCCTGAAACTTGCGTGTTCGTAATCGCAATGTTTACATCGGCGGCGGCGGTTAGTTGACCTTGACCATTTACCGTGAATGTAGGAACTGCGCTTGCAGTACCGTAAGAAGCCGCCGTAACCGCTGTATTAGCGATTGAAATGGTACGGTTAGTAGTTAGGTTGCCGCCACCAGTTAAGCCCGTTCCCGCGCTTATTGTTAGGCTAGTAGATGGCGCACCAACATCGGTATTGGTCAGAACAACAACGCCCGTGTAGCCGTTAACGCTTGCCACTTGGTCGGTGTTATCGATTTTTTCCCATGCTGTACCGTTGTAGATTGCCCAATCGCCTACCAACCAATCGGTTACGCCGTTAAGGTTTGTGTTGCCTGAAACGGAAACAACATAGTAATGCCCTTTTGTACCAACGCTAGAAGTTAACGTAGGCGTGTTGGTCGATGCGTTCCATGCGCCTTGATAACTTACGCCGACCTTGCCATTGCAGATGGTGGCACAGGAGCATCTTCGGCATCCACGGCAAGGGCTAATCTTGGAGCTAAAGCTGATGTCGGCGTTACCGATGCAAGCACCGCAACTGCTGGGCAGGTTGGTGAGGTTATTACTGCCATAACATCCGTAGGAAGCCCCGCTTCACTAACAACCGGTGCAGCAGTAAATGCGATATCTCTAACCTTGACTCCAGGTGACTGGGAACTTAACGGGATGGCAAGATTTGATCCGTCTGCAGCATCAATATCTCAGGTGTCTGGATCATGGAACACTTCATCTGCCACGTTTGCCTCATTTCCTGACAACACTCAAATTTCAGGAATTTCGAGCGGAGGCATACAACAAATCGTAATGCCACATAGACGTTATAATGTAACAACAAACAAAAGGATTAATATGAATACCTTACAGGTGACAAAAGTTGAAATTTTTCCGTTACACCTTAGCTCGCATGATACCTCTATTGAGGTACACACAAAGGCACTTGCAAGAGTTGTTCTTAACGAACAACTGCAACTTACTGGCATTCGTGTTATGATGGGAGAGAATGGTTTAAGTCTAGCTTATCCCAACAAGGGAGCAAATAAAGGGGAAGATTGGTTACAAATTTTCTACCCTATTACAGATGATCTTAAAGCACACATTGAACATGAAGTTATTATTGAATATAACAAAAAAATCTCAAACAAAGGATAAAATAATTTTTTTAGGGTTTATAAATGTGATTCAAAAGTTAATATTTGATAAAAATTGTTTTTTATGTTTTGTTAAAATTTTGAATCACAATAACAAACATTGTCCTATGGACATTAATTATTTATATTATAAAACAAGAAGGTGTACTATTATGCATAATACTAAAACAGTATTTGATATTATATCAAAATGTATTTTGAATAGTTCATTTATTATCAAAGACATTTCTGTAAATACTGAAACCGCAGTTAGATTATATGCAACAGATGGGGCAGGTTTGACTATAATGTGTGAATATACTAATACAAGTGAAAATGATAATAAAGCTATGCTTCAAATCATTGATGAATGCAATATTGATAATTTTGCAGTTATGTATCCAAAGTGTAATAATATGCAAGTATGGCAATGATTAATAACATTTGTTTCCTTTTGTTAAGATTTATTATCCAAAAACTACTTTAATCCAATTGGCAAGTAATTCAGGTTTAGTAATAATGGTATAAACCAAGTAGAAGAAACTGCCAACAATAACTAATACTAACAACATCCAAATAAAAGATAAAAATGCTGCAAGGTTGATAAAAAATCCGGTTTGTGGCGTATTATTATACATCTTGTTTCCTTTTGTTAAAAGTTTTGAATAATGAAAGGTTCTGTTTCATCGCCTGGATTGCCGATAACAGTAGTATGATTTTGCAAATGTTGCAAAGTTTTTTCAAAATCAAACTTATCATCAATATCCAGTTCTCGCAAATCTGGATATTGATGCAACAATTCAAAAATGGTTTCATACTCGGTGTATTCACAACACAAAGCAATCACATCCAATTCAACATCATTATCATGAGAACCCCCAGCAGCTCTAGACTCTTCAAACTGTTTTAGTTTGTTATGAATTCTCTCCTCTATGGATTCATATATAC